AAGCATCGCGCGCGACTCGGCAACTTCCGTGCTTAAGCCAAGTTGTTTCTTAAGCTCCTCGATTGTGTCTTCGTTAGCTTGCGCTCTTGTTCCGTGTAAAACTGATTCGATGGCAATTTTTTGGGCACGCCTTCCAGCTTCGATAGGAATGGATTGAATTAAAGCAACTTGCTCTTCCATTAAAGCCAAAGCCACTGCACCTGTTTTAGATGCAAAAACGTTTTGCTCTAAGGCTACTCCAATTGCTTTTGATTTTTGTTTGTAGGCCCATTGATTAGACTTCGAGACTTTTTCTAAAAGCCTAGCGGACTGCTTTCGAGCCCACGGCTCAATAAGCTTCGCATATCTCTCTAGCTCGGATTGCATCTTTTTTGGGTCTGTTAAAGTAGCACCGTCAACGTGAGCATCTACAATATGACCCGAAGCACGCGCGACTTTCTTTAATTGCTTGTAGAATTCTTTCTCGGCTGCCGTGGAAGGTTTGAACTTTCCTTTAAGCGCTTTCTTTTTAGCATCAAAGGTTAGGCTGCGGATCGGCTTCAAGTGCTGTCTCCTCGGCGGGCATATCTAAAGAGCCCTCAAACTTTATCGCTTCGAAAGTGGATTGCTTCATGATTAGTTTATACTCATCGGCCATCGCAGTCGGGATAGCTTTAGGAAGCTTGCTTTGATGACAGTTTTTAAACTTCTTTTTTGAGTCGCATGGGCACGGGCTGTTGCGTGGAAAATTCAATAAAGGATTCCACGAGTAGCCATCGGCGAGGACCATCATCGGCTTAAAGTTTGATTGAATGCGTTTTAGTTTATCTTTCCAGTCGCTCATCTTTTGCCACCAGTTAACCAGCTAATGAAACGAGAGTCTTTGGATGTTGAAATTTCTTCTAAAGTTACTTCAAGTCCTTTTTTGCCATGAGTCACTGATTTAACTTTATACTTAGTTCCTTTTGGCACTAAAACTTCTTTTTCGCTTTGAGATGTAACGGCATATTTAGAAATATCAACTCCTGAGCTTGATTTTGGAATATGAATAATAACTGGAGTATTACCCTTTTGGTTAAAATCTTTGAGGCGTTCTTTAGCTTTACTTTTTTCAAGTGAAAAAGATGCTTTAGCCGGAAATTGAACCGTTTCGCCTTCTTTGTATTGCGACAAAAACTTATCAAGATTTTCTTTGCTTAAAGATATTCCTCTAAATATTTCACCTTTAAATTTAGGCTCTTTTTCTAAATAACGATTAAGACGATCATTGTCAGGGTGACTTTTCCCTTGAAGATCGGCTTGAATAAATTCTTTAAAATTAGGTGATGTATATTTATAAACCGCAATAGCGTCTTTTAATTCTTCCAGGCCACCTGGTTTATTGATGTCAATTTTCAATTCTTTTGCTTGTTCTTTTTGAAGCTCAGTTGGTTTTTCGGTCTCAGAAGACTTTTTTACTTCTTCTTTCGAAGACTCACCCGATCCGGCAGAGCTTGAAAACTCTCCATTATTAGCTCTAGGATGTTCAGATTCTTTAAAGTCTGCATCCGTAAAATGTTGTGTAAATCTATCGATATTCTTCACAGGATCTTTCGGCGTGTCGAGTTTTTCTTCTTCTGGCTGGGGTTGTTCTTGTTCGCCAGGCAAAGGCATATCAGGAGATGGCGGCTCTTCCGATGCGGCTTCTTCTATCTCCTCGTCAGTGATGTTGCTAAACAATCCCGTGTCGCCGGAAGTAGATCGAAGCTCTTTCATCGCTGTTTCACGGCTAACAAGTCCACCTTCATAAGCGCCCAAAATTGTTTCGGTATTCGATTTTGCAATCGTCGTTTTATCAAGTGCGCTTGTTTGCCAAAGAGGTGTGAAAGTAAACTCAAGATCTTTCGGCGAGGGCTTTCCGTAAACAGATTGCCAAAGCACTTTAAGAATCATCGTTACACCGCCGCGAAGACGAGACTCTTGTTGAGCGTTAATGTTGTTGTAATACATGCGTATGTCGCCATCGCCTGTTGAGTTTAGACCTGCAGGAGCTTGCCCGAATAATCGAATCAAAGGAATGCCCGAGGCTCCTGAAAGCTGTTGCCCGAATTGAAGCATCATGTCGGACAAGCCTGCGAACGAATAAGCGGTTGATGCGAACTCGTCGTTTTTATCGATCAGAGTTAAACCTTCGTTGACTTGCATAAGTCGCATCATTTCGAACATGGCTTGTAAGCCTTCTTGAGCTTTACCGCCTGATGCAATGATCTCTCGAAGCCCTTCGATTCCAACTGTTCGCAAGTTCGCACGGTCAATAAGAGACGCGGAGCTCATCGTTGCGTTGTCGAAAGCTATAAGCCTATCCCAAAGTCTTTCTAAGATTGATTCACCCCACATCATTTCAGTGATGGCTTGGAAGAAGGGAAGCTGAATGCCGATCATGCGAATGCATCTTGAGTGATGAATCTTGATCTGTCCGGTAGGCGTTGGATTTGTTGGGTCAGTTTGAGCTTGGCTTGTGACCACGTAATAATAAGCTGGGAGTCCGATGTCGGGTCCGTTTTTAATTACTTGATCCAAGTCTGGGTTTAATTGCCACCGATCGTAAACAACAATGCCTTTAAATTGACCTTGCTGAACGGTGCTTGGGTCAAGAGGAGTAGCAAGATCTTGGCCTTGAATGTCGAGCACTCCGATAGCGCCACCATAAAGGCGACTCCATTTAGTTAGATCGCAAAGTGACTGCCAAATTTTAAGCTTCGAAATAGATGATTGAATGTCTTTGATGTCGGCGTCTTGCTCGTTGGTTGTGATCTCAATACCGGCTCTTGTCATGTCCTCGGCTACGGAATCAACAACGGCTCCCACGACCCAAGAACCACGATAAGCAGCTTCGAGTTGAACACGATTGCGAGTAAGTAAATTGAACGTGTAATAGCCTGCTGAGAGAGTATTATCGTTGTTGAGGCCTAGACGTGAAACAAAGTTATCGAAGCCGTCCACGGTCTTCTGAGCTTCAAAAAAGCCCTTAGCGTCTTTGGTTAATACTTGTTTAAAAATAGCTTCGTTTTTCACGAGTTGAGATTTTAGTTCTTCCATTTTACTTAGTTCCCTCTTTGGCCAATTTTTCCCACTGCTTTAATTTATTACTTGAGCTTAACATTACTTCGATCGCATCCAAAAGTGGGTCTATCTGGTCGTCATAGTCGTGCGAGTCATCAGAGGTGAAAGCTTCACACTCAGCAATAAAATCGTTGGTGAATGGTGCTTCAGCAGGGACACAAACTTGACGGGATTCTAAATACGGCAAGCCGTCCATAACTCGCGTGAGCTTGTCTTTGTTTCGCTCAATACCCTCAATAGGTATTTGCTTTGTGAGCTTCAGCGTTTGAATAAGCCCAGTTCCAGAGGATTTATCCTCGACGTAGATTTTACGAAGCTGGCCGATCTTTTCCGATTCATCCGCTTTGTGTTTATTCCAAAATGCTATCGCGCGGGCTTGGAGCTCAGGTGCTTCCCACTTGCCGCGAATAAGATCCAAAAGGTAAAGCTTGTTATTCTCTCCCAAGCCGTAAACACCAAAGACTGAAAAGTCGTTTCGCTCTTTGGTCTTTTGAGCTGTGTCGGCAAACATCAAACGATATTTGATTGTTGGGAGCACGCTGTATCGCTCAAAGTATTCGCCCTTTATTATGTTACCGCCCAAGGCGACAGGGCTTTGTTGGTATTGCGAATTGAATACGTGCTTAGAGACTCGGCTGCCGGAAGCGTCTGAGCCCTCGCCGCGTTCCATTGTAAGCAAGTCTTCGAGCTTTTCTTTGTATGGCCAATAAGAGAATCGACCTTTATCGTCGTGCTCTGTTCGATCAATGTATTTCCAATACTTCTGCGGAACGTGCTCTTTAACGTATTGAGTGTTTAGAAGAGCTGGAATGACAACGTGCTTCCACTTCCCGCCTAAGTTTCCGGCCTTGATAAAACCTACCGGATCGGACTCAGCAATCCGCTGCATGATTAGAATGATCGGGGTCTTTGGATTAGCCTTACGAGACTTAACCGTGGTTACAAGCCTTCTGTTTGCGGCATCAATCTTTGGTCGCGAGAATGCTTCTTCAGGCTTAAGCAAATCGTCTAGAAGTATCGCTCCCGAAAAGCCTTCGGTCATGTAACCAGCTCGAAAGCCCGTCACCTGTCCACCGATTGCGGTAGCGTAAACACCGCCAGCAGGTTGATTGTTTATCTCGATATTCCAACGCTTTTTAGAGCTTGTGTCGGCACCGATCTTTAACGGCCAAAACTCTTGAAATTCGCTCGAAGTTATTATGTCCCTGGTCGTTGCGGAGTTTAGAGACGCTAGGTCGTCCGAATAGGAAAGGTGCAGGAATCGAGCGCGTGGGTTCAAAGCGAGCTGTCGTGCAATGAAGTTGATGATTGCAAGCTCGGTTTTGGTTCCACCAGGGCTTACGTTGATTACAAGGTTTTCAGTCTCACCAGTGGCCACCATCTCAAGCTCGTCAGCTATCCAGCGGTGATGCCAATTGATGATAAACTTCGCGTTGTTTCTTTTTTTAAAGAAGTAGCGGGTGAAGAAAAGCGGGTCTTCTTCGCAGAGCATTTTAGCCGTCCAGCGGTCGTAATCCTCTTGCGTGGGTTCCGATTGCTGCTGGGCTTGGCTCACGACTTAGTATTCCTCTTTGAGTTTCTTAAGCGATTCTTTCATCTTGGCTTCGTCAACAATTGCAACGGAAACATGATTTTGCGATACCACGTTTAGCTCGTCTGGAATCTTTCCAACAATTCTTGAGGCTATTTTTTCGAGCACTTCCCAGTCACCTTTTTGAACCGCGCCCATAAGAGCAAAAGCAACACCAACTTGAACGGCTGGCGTGTCTGGATGCTCGGCTATGCCTTTTAGTGCTTTGATGTTGGAGGTTAGGGCTAGCTCAATAACTTCTCGGTATGTTTCAATTGTGAGCTTTTTTAGGGCTTTTGTAAGTGGGTTATGAGAGCGGCCACCCTCGGGATTGCGTATCTCCCCCTTTTTGGCTGGTTTTAAGTTTTTAAGCTGGGCTTCGGTCATCTTTTTTTTCATATTATTTTCTAATCGCCTTAATGGGTTATAAGTGCCTCTCGGCTTATTTTTAAATCCCTATAGTTTCGGCTAGATAGCAGTTGGCGCTTTAACGCGGAATGTCTTATAATAAAAGGTATGAATAAGCGTCTCGAAAAGTTTAGAGCATATTCAGAGCATGCATGGTTTAGGAAGGTTTTTAAGCGGCTAAAAAAGGACGATATTGCCTTTGCTGAGCTGGTTTTAAACGAGCAGGCATTGCTTGATAAAAACGACTTTGAGCTTATGTGCAATCGCCTTTTTATGGATAAGCCAAACAAGCCAAAGAATTGGAAAGAAATACAAGAATTATTAGCCAACAGTAACTCCTAATTCTTTCAAATAAAAATTAGCTGGCCCTGTGACGTTCCAGAATAAAACATCTTTGCTTTTCTTTAACTTAAGACAAAGCTCATAAGCTTTTGCATCGTAATGATTATCGCTGGGAAATGGTGTTTTAAACTTAGTTTTTTGTGAGAATTTTAAATTATGAATATGAATTTTAGCACCTGCAACGTCTTCACTTGATAAAGTTCTCCCAACTTGCACTGCATTTATTTCAGCGCGTGGAAAGGCTATTTTTAAAGACCTGGCTAAAACACCGGAGCCACTAGCGCACCAAACTTCTTTTGGGTAAAAGGGGACGCTTTTTGCTGCATTAGAAATAATTTCTATGGATTCGGGCAGGTTCATACCAAAAGGAGCTAAAAAAGCACCTGTATCATCACAGTATCTTTTAGCCTTAGATTGAACAACATTAAGGTAACCACAAGGGACCTGAAAAACTCTTGCGCCTAAAGCTTTAGCTAAAAGGGTTCTTTCATGTGGTTCTTTCCTTTGTGCTACAAATATGGTTGCCTTTTTACCTAGTTTTTTAGCTGAATAAGCAAGGGCTGTTTGAGCGCCACCCTCTGCTGGGCTTGCATAAACTACTTCCTCAACTGAGTTGAAAAGCTTGTGAATAAAACGAGCCTTTGTGCCACCTTCAAATAGGTCATCTCTTACAACAAAAATATTATCGTGAAACGATGTTTTTACCTCAAAGCTCAATTCCATAAGGCTGTTCCTCACCCATGTTTAAATCAGCCGCAAAATCCACATCAACCTCGCCACAATAAGCGGCTGCTTTCTTTGGGTCGCCTTTAACAAACACCAATACGTTTTGATGTGTTTTGCCTAGCTTGCGTGTTGCAGAAAAAGTGCGTCCGGAGCGAATTGGAAGACTGCCAACAGCAGTTACTAAAATGGCCTCGTTATAAAGGCTTAGGCCTGCCTCAACGAAAGCTTCAATTGTGTGTGAAACAAAGTTTCGATAGAGGCCTTTTTTATCTCTTAAGTCGCCTACAACAAAACATGCAAAGCGATCATCGTTAAGCATTCGGCATGAGGCAGCGACAATTTGTTTGTATATTTTTAGGAACTGATCATAAGGCATGTTGCTAATGTCTTTTGGGTCTTCAGAATAAACCTCTAGGTCAGCGTAGGGCGGGCATGAGAAAATCAGGTCAGCTCTTATGTTTTTGCAGTTCTTTTCAATTTCTAAAGAGTCGCCGCATATCCATTGCGGAATGTTTTCGGTGCATATTTTATTGCCTTGTTTTATATTGGCTTCGACCTGTTCTTTGCGGAGCTCAGAACCCACGTAGTTTCTTTTAAGCTTGCTTGCGACAATGCCGCGAACGGAGCCACCTGCGAACGGGTCAAGCACTATGGCACCCTCTGGGCTAAACCAACGGTAAACAAGCTCACATAGTGTTGGGTCAAAGATTGATATTCCAGCTTGCGACTCAGTTTCGCCCGCATCTTCGGAACGTCCGAAGATGCTATTGATTGGAGAGTTTGCATTTTTTTTACGATGGGAAGTTTGCGAGTGCAGATCTTTCCTCGCAAACTTCCCATCGGGACCAATTTTTGAGTCTGGCCAAGCGCTTCCACCAGCTACACTATTAGGCTTTTTCATGCTCTCTCTCTCTCTCTC